TTAATATTTGCTATTACTAAAGAGTTATCTTTTTGTGTAATAGTTTTAGGAGTTTTAAAAGCGTAATTTTTAGTAGTAAAAGTAAATAGTTCTACAGGAAAAATAGTTCCTTCTGTACCTGTGTAGATAAAAGTAACTGAAGTATTAGAACCTATACCCATTTGTTCTACACTAGTAACTATAGGTACAGAATTTTGTCCTGAATGATATACTGCTATAAATTCTATTTTATCAAAATCTCCATAGTTAGTAGTATCAACTTCTATACTAATTGCTTTTCCTGTATTAACAGCTATTAAATCTCCTGTATACTGTGCAGATTGTATTAAAGATTCAGAAGAAGCAGTAATATGTATTAAATTGCTTGGCGGTGCTATTAAAGTTTCTTTGCCATCTACAGTAATTAATCTATAACTAATTTGATACTCTCCTGATAATAAATTTCCACCTCCTGAAATTGTTTTTAATAAAGGCTGTGTATATTCTACATTAGGAAATATATCTATTTGTCCTACAGGTATATTAGGTAATCCTGCTTCTTGTAGGTTAATAGATCTAAAATAATTATTATAATCTGTCCAATAAACTCTTTGAATACAATCTGATTCGTAACGTCCTAATGCCTCAATTGGCCAATCTTTTTTAAAATATAAAGAGTCGCTATAATATTTTAATTGCGGAAATCCAGGTAATATTTCTCTTGTAGATGTATCATATTCTACTTCATAAATCCATCCTTTGCTATTAGAATCATCTGCTACAAATAAAATTATTTTATTTCTAATTGTAGTATATCCTATAATTGCAGGTTCACTTGCTGTCCAAAGTTGAACAGGATCACTATTAAATCTTCCACTAGAAGGTATAGTAAAAGATTCTTTATTTCCTTTAATATTAGTAAAACCTCCTATAGATTCTCCGTTAGTAGTTGTTATTCTAATATCTTTTGCGTCAATATAAAGAGATGCTTCAATACTGTCATATGCAGTATCTTTATTCATCCCTTGATATGTATTTATTTGAGTTTCCATTAAGGTGTATTAGAAGGTACTACAGTTGCTGGATTTTGTCCGTGAGTTAAAACATTAATTGTAGATACTAGACCTATTCCTGCTTTTGGTCTAAATTTACGTTGTTCAGGTAACTGCATATTAGCAAAGAAGCTTGCATGCGCTTGTACGTCAGGTATAGTACGCAGCACAGAGTTTTTAACTGTTTCTGCTTCATCAACTCCATTCCATTGTTTAGCATGGTTAACTGCTTGTGCAAAATACCAATCTCTATCTCGTTCTATAATTTGAAATTTATCTGCACCTAATTCATTTCTTAACCAAAGTTTTCTAGCAATTTTGTATGCTATATAGTGGGCTCCTGCTTCTAACCATTCTTGTTCTGCAGGAATAGTAGGATACCCACAATCGTCAGTTGGTATGGCCGAATAGCTCATTGCTACTATGCCTCTGTTAAAACTTGGGAAAATATATCCTTGACCTACAGTATAAGTTTCTCTAGATTCTGTTGTATAATCTCTATCATCTCTATGATAGCGTTTATGAAAGTAATCAGTTTTCCATCGCATTGGATACATACGTCCCTTACCACACATTGCTTCTTCTAGAGTTTCTACTCCTTCAATATGGGCTACTTGGCCAATTTTGTATAAGTCAAAAGGGAGATCTCCTCTAGCATCACATATTTCTATATATGCAATTTTTTCCTCCATGACTACACCTACATTAGTGTGAGCCATAAATTCTGCTAGCCATTCTATGCCTTCCTCTTCTATTATATCATAATTAAAGCCAAAATCCCTGATAGTTTTATCAAGGATTGCTTTATATGAAACTGTATGTCCTGCGTGCATTATTCTAAGCCTTTCATGACTGCTGCCAGTCTATCTACTATACTCTTGTTATCATCTAAAGGATCTTCTGTGTGTACAGATTTTTCATCTGTGTATTGCCAGCATCCTTCTGAGTCTTTGAATCTTTTGCATACAGTTTTAATGTACCCACCGTCAACTTTTTCAACTCTTACTTCTTCGTAAGAACCATCTGCAAATTCTTTTTTAATGCATTTAGTTTCTGATTCTACTGCTTTATTATTACCAGGCATGTCTTTCATACCTGCTAATTCTATTGTCATCATTTTATCCATAATAAAATACTTTTCTATTTGGGTCTTTAACTACTTTCGCTATTAATCTAGAATATTGTCTAGATGGTTTAAATTTATAAAAACTTTTAAATTTTAATGGGATACTTAAATTATCCCAGTAATGTGAGTAATATTCATGATTAGTATGTTCATTATCATGAAATAAAACTCTTTTATTATTTAACTCTGTAATCTCTTGTCTAGTTAAACCTGGGTATTTACTATGCCAATATTCCCAAGTAGCTTTCCAATCAATCTTTAAATTTTTAGCAATTTCACCCGAAGCTTTTACAAATTTCAAGTTATTACTTTTTATTCTAATTTTTCCTATTTTATTTATTTTTAATTCTAATCCTAATTCTATTATTTTAGTACTAAAAGTTTCTAATAATTCTTTTAAAAATTTATTGTATATCTTTTTATCTACAACAGTTTCTTTAGCATTAGCTTTATAATAGTTATAAAAACTATCTTTTTTAATAGTTGCTTTTAATTTACCTGCGCTTCTTTTTAAATAGTTATTTTCCATTATTCTGTGCCCGCTTGACTAGGTGTTTCAATTCTTGCATCTTGCGCATTGTTTGCATCGTCATATTGGAACATTCCTTTTTGCATTAAATATTGAACTACTATAGGTTTAATATATGCCCACATCCATTGATTTATTGGATATGGATCAGAAGGTTTCCAACAACGTCCTCCTGTTTGACAATTATCAAATTCTCCTAGACTAGTAGGATCTTCAAATAATCCTCTAATTGTAATATATTCTAAAAGATTTACATTAGGATTTTTACTTATAATATACATATAGCCGTTATATAAAAATGCATATATTGCATTTTTAGTAGTACGTCCATTACCTGCATAAGGTACTCTAGAATAATCTATTAAAATATATCTTGGTTTTGTTATATCTGCTGGTCCAACTGCTACTATACCTTTTTTAAAGTTAAATTCTACAGTATTAGGAATTTGTTTTTTTGTCCTTAAAATTTGACACATTCCTGGGATGTCCACACAACAATCTATAGGACTTACATGCTCAAGTTCTAAGCAATTTAAATTTTGTATAATAAAAGGATCTATACTACGATTTTTATTATACTCATTACGTAACCAAAGAGATCTTTGCTCATTTATAAGATCGGTATAAAACTCATATGAATAAGATGATTCTACTGAGTTAATTGCCAGTGTTTCATCTAATTGAGCATGTAAATCATTTAGTGATAGCATAATAACAAATATAAGATTATTTTATTAATTATCTGCCTTGTCCTTTATAAGCTTTTTTATAATTTTTAGAGCTTTTACTTACAGACGTTTTAGTTTTAGCATGTATACCTGGCCTAGATATTTTTACGTCTCTTTTCATTGACAAGCCCTGTTCTTTAATTTTAGCCATAATTATCTATTTTTAAAAGTTAAATTGAAAATAGTAAAAAGATAAAACTCTCTAGATATGTCTACTTCTATTGTAAATATATCAAGAGAACTAACTCTAAATCTTATCATTAGTTTATCCCATTGTTTATTTTTAGATTTCCAATTATTTCTAAATTTCATTACTTTAAACTTTTAAGCATTGCAATTAATTTAGGTTGAGGAGAAACATCTGTCTTATCTTTTCTATAAGAATTGTGTGAGTATAATCCTGGCACAGCAGAAAGAGCATTTTTAGACACATCCCACATGTCTTTTTCATTGTACTTAATCGGAATATTCCAGATTTTACTCCAGTATACTAACAACTGTCTTACAGATTCTATTTGAGCATCTGTGTAAGCATGATAGTATTTATGGCCTTTGTATGGTACAGATAACTCACATACTTCACTTTTTGGTATCTCTCTGCCTACGTAATTATAATACTTGCCGTTTTTGTTTTCAAGTGGACCCCAGTTGCATATTTCTATGCCAATAGCTAAAGGATCTAATAATCTATATGGTAATGCATTTGCTCTAAATACATCTGACTTTACACCTAAATGATATGCCCAAAATTTAGAAGAGAATGCTTGACAGATCTCACCATCAAATGTATCCTTAGATAAACCTTTACCTGATATAGTAATACATGTAGCTATGCGTCCGCGATCATCATTATCCCACATCTTGATAGTCCCAGGACCTGAAGAGTTTCCTGCTGTATGATGTAAAACAATCTGTAGCTTTTCAGTTCCTTCCTTAACAAACTGAGTTTCTTTAAGAGGAACTTGTTTTATTTTAGTTAGATCTATAACTGACATAATTAGTTCTTTTTGAATCTTCTTAAAACTACATTAGAAATAACTTTACCAACTTGCTTAAGAAATCCTTTTTCTGATTTTACTTCAACAGTAGTATTGCCTTCTTCTTTTTTTACTACAACATCAAGGTTTTTACTATCTAGTTTAAACTCCTTGTTGTTCTCATCCTCTTTGTTAAAGCTGACATCTACTTTTTCTGTATCTACTGCTACTTTAACTTTTTTGTCTTCTTTTTTGATAGTAACTTTTGACTTATCTGTCTCTACTGTTACATCAACATTTTTTACTTTTTTCCTTGGCATGTTGTTGATTTTTGATTTATAATATACTTGTTATTTCTTTACAAACAAGTTAGTTAAAAATTTACCGATTACCCCCGTAAACAAAGCAAGATATGCTAACCATTTTGTTTCTTCTGCTATAGCAAATGTAGTTATAGTAGCACTGGCTGCTAACAAAGCATCACCAATTTTTCTCCATTTAAGAGGCGTAGGTCTATAATATCTATTCATCATTTTTTTCTTCTTTTTCAATTAGTTTCTTTAAACCAAATCTAGATTTAAGCATTTTAGCAAAAGGTTTAGGTAATAATTTTATATCTCCTAAATTTTCTAATAAAGATACAAAGTACACTGAATAAAACCCTCCTATTACAACTCCTGGTAAATAGTAGTATATTCCATTACTTTTTGCCATATACCAAGATATATGTAAAATATAAGAAGTAGCCACAAAATATAAAGGCATTCTCCATATTTTAAAACTTACAAATCTTTTATTTATTATTCCTTTAGCAATTCCTGATACCCAATCTGCAAACATTAATGACCAAAGAGTATATACTGCAGTGGGATCATCCCACATATAATGAGTTATAAAAGAAGTTAATCCTGCTATAAATGCAGCAAAAGCATTAACCATCCAATTTTTAGCACCAACAAGTGATTGAAAAAAATCTAATGGGCTAGTAAATCCTATAAAACCTGAAGTTGCTTCTTCCTGTATCATATTTCATATTTAGGAAGTTCAACATTGTTTACCCAATCTATAATGTCTTGGTCATTCCAATCTGAAGTATAAGTGTATCCATAAAATGTTACACCAAAGTTTGCATTTGGTACAGAAAGTACTACATCTGCATTGCAGATTTTGTCTTGAATAAAATCAAGTACAGTTGTAACTGTTACAGTTGGGTTAGTAATTTCTGTATTAAATTGGGGAAATTTATAAGTTGCCATATTTTTTATGTTAATGTTGTTCCTGTTACTGTAAATGTTCTTACTCCCATAAATCTTCCACCTGCGCCACTTTTACCGCTTAGATTTATCCAGCTTGACGTTGCAGTATATGCAAGTGTACTCGATGCTGCGTAAGTCGTAGAAAGCCAAATTGTATTTGTTAAATTAAAAGGTGAATAGTTGAATATTGAAGCCAGTTGATAGTTAGCGATGTTTTCCATTTCTCTTTTATTAGGTAGTCTCCATCCTGTTGTATAC